CCATCGTCCCGATCTCATCGCACGCGCCTTCCACGCTGCTGACCGCGCCGCCAATCAGGTTGCGTGGCCACGCCGGCAAGATGAACAAGACCGAGGCCGAGTACGCGCAGCTGCTAGAAGCGCGCCTCTACGCCGGCGACATCCACTGGTACCGGTTCGAAGGCATGAAGCTGCGACTCGCCGACAACACGTTCTTCAACGTCGACTTCGCTGTGCTGATGCCAGACCGCAACCTGCAGTTCCACGAGGTGAAGGGATTCATGCGGGATGACGCAAACGTCAAGATCAAGGTCGCCGCGGAGCAGTACCCATTCGACTTCCACGTCATTCGGAAGGTGAAAGGCCAATGGATCACGTACAAAGTTTGAGGCCCGTGCCAGGTCTCGATGGCTACGCGGTCGACGACGCCGGCAGCTTGTGGTCGCGGGTGCCCAAGAACGGGAAGGGACCGCTGACCGATGCATGGCGCAAGATGGCAGGAACCGCATCGAACCGCGGCCGCTACACCGCCGTGACCTGCAAGCGCCGCCGGCACTTGCTGCATCGACTGGTGGCGCTGGCGTTTCACGGTCCGTGTCCTCCGGGCTTCGAAGTGTCGCACCTCAATGGTGATGGGCGCGACAACCGGCCCTGCAATCTGCGGTACACCAGCCACGCCGAGAACGAGAGCATGAAGGCCCCCCACGGCACGTCGAGCAACGGATCTGGCAACGCCAACGCCAAGCTCACGGATAGCCAGGTCGAGGATATTCGCCGGGCGGCCAAGTCGCGCGGGGTCGGGGCGGCGCTGGCCCGTCAGTACGGAGTCTCGCAGGCAACCATCTCTTTCATTCGCAGCGGCAAGCGGTGGGCGGCATGAGTCAGGCCACAAGCAGCAACGTCATCAACCTGGATGACCGACGGCCGAAGGTGCACGAGCACATGGAGTGCCTGTTCTGCGGCACCAGGCATGTGATGGTGCATGCGGTCAGCCACCACCTGCGCTACTTCCCGTGCCCGGGCTGCGATGAGGTCGCCTCGGTCCCGGAGTGGAGGGTCAACCTCCAATGAGCGGCTGGGAGATGCTGGGGCCCGCGGCGCTGCACCCGGACCCGAAGAAGATCAAGGGCGGCACGCCCACGCTCACGCCCGACGATGTGCGCCTGGCATTGGGCGGCCTCAGCGAGAAGCCGTTCCTCTTTGGCATGGCGGCGTTCCTCGGTCACCGCGGCAGTATGGACAGGGTCGAGGAACTGCTCGGCTACGAGGTGGTCGCGCTGGCCGAACAGGAAGGCTGGGGCAGGGGGCGCGATCGCAACGGGCGCCGCACCGGCGAACTTACGGGCGAGGACATCCACCTGCTGCAACGGATGACGAGCCTGCTGCTGTTCGAGATCATCAGTGCTCGCTCGCGCCACGACACCTACGCCCACGAAGCGGCGCTGCCGTCCGGATCCGCCACAGTGCTGTGTCCAAGCTGCAAAGGCCGCGGGGATATTTCGATTGCCACGCCCGCGAGCGACGTCCGCGACCTCATCGCGCTGGTGGGGGAGGCGGTCGAGCACTTCCGCAACGCCGTGCGTCGTGGGCTGGTGTCGGACCAGCTCGAGGTGCTGCGGGATCGACGACGCGCCGCCCAGCGATCGCTGTCGGCGGCGTTGATGTGGCCAGCGCAAATCGACTGCCGGTTGTGCGGCGGGCGAGGGCGCTTCCTGCTCACCGCGTCACGCCGCGCGCAGATGCTCGGCGTCGCGCGCCGCACCTGGTACCTGCGCTGGGAGGAACGCTACGCGCTGGCACTGGTGATCCCGCAGAGATGGGAGGCCATCGCGGTCGGCCACGTGCGTCGGAAACTTTCCTACGAATAGGGCTTGACCCATCTTGCACACTTTTGTACACTAATTTCTAGCCTGTAGAAGTGTCTCTGCAGAGCGCGAAGCCCCGCCACCGAGCGGGGCTTTTTCGTTTCCGAACCCCCTGGGACTGCGGATGGAGACCGCCGCGGCCCGAACCTGCGGTCCCTGTGTGACCGCCCCTCGCGGGTAGCCGCGAGCTTTCTTTCCCCGGAGAACCCGTGCTGAAACATCAAGCGCCCGCAAGGGCGAGGCCCGCTGCTGCGCGCGTGATATTCGCCGCCGCGCTGCTGGGCTTGTCGTTCGCCCATGCCGAACCGCTGGAACTGACGATCACGGTCGGCGATGACCTCGGCCCATGGAAGGCGCAGAACTGCGTCGGGGAATCGGCCGACGTGCGGAATCTTCCGCCGTGCTTCCAGTTCGTGACGGCCGCGGGCGCGAAGCTGCGGGTGGATCGGGTCGCCTCCGCAACGGTAGCGGGCATCAGCGGCGGGACGCGCGTCGTCTATGCCGGGGCGAACGGCAAGCGAGGCGCGAAGCTCGGCGAGGTGCAGGTCGGTACGAAGGCCTCACCAATCGGCATCACCTGTGACCTGTCCGACCAGGTCACTTCCAGCGGCACCATCTACCGCCGCATCACGGACCCCCGCGTGCCTGAACTGCTGCGCGGCTACATCACGGGGTGTACGCCATGAAGCGCGGTTTGCAGGTCCTGCTGGCCAGCCTGTCGCTGGCCGCGCAACTGGCGCTCGCCGGCACGCTCCATCTCTCGATCAAGCTCACGCCGAGCGGCGGCATCTACGACGAGTTTCGGACCGGAAACGATGGCGTCTCGACAGTCCTGGACTGCACGCCCGCGAGCCTTCCCCAGCTCGCACTGCTGCAGGGTGACGCCTTCTCCAGTTCGGCGCGTGCCCTGTTCTCCGGCAGCGGTGCCGCCACCGCGACGCTCTCCGTCGTGCACGTGTCCGGTGACGACGCTGAAAGCGAAGGCTGGGGTATCAGCGGCGACAACCTGGTCAACGCCGGCAGCGGAACCGGTGGCGGTCAGTTCAGCATCCGCGCGGTTAAGGATGCGACGACCTTCGATTGCGGTCCCTTCAACTGGACCTACACCGCGGCGCCCATGTCGGATACGACGCCGCCTCTGCGCCCGTATGGATTCGCCGCGACGCCGGGTGTCGGTGGTGTGGCGACCTCGTGGGATGCGGTGACCGATGTGCCGGTGGGCGGCCTGGTCAGCGGCGTCGTCCAGTACTGCCTGCAGATGGACCTCGGCGCGTGCACCAACGTGGCCGCCGAAGGGCCGGGCCTGCAGCCGACCTATACGCTGGGCGATCCGTCGAGCCTCTCGCCGACGCTGACCTACAGCGGCGGCAACTTCACGCTGTCGGTGTCCGGCGAGATCGATGGCGTCCCGTCCCGCATTGCGCCGAGTTCGCCCAGCCAGCTGATCGCTGGGCCAGCGTTCATGTCCGGCCGTGTGTTCAACATGGCGGTCGCCGCGAATTACGCGAAGCTGGGCTTCTGCGCGACCTCGGCGACGCTGGCCACGGATGGGTGCTTCGGATCTGGCGGGATTACGTGGCTGACGCTGCACGCGCTGAAGAATCTCGACGGCACTTATATGGGTCAGGCGCGCGCGCGCCTCGCGGGCAACTCCGCGTTCAACGTGCCGGGCGTGTCGGTGGCGGTGCCAAGTGAGCCGTACCTGAAGCTGCAGGAGGTGTCCGCCGGCAACTGGAACTTCTACTACAGCCTGGACGGCGGCCCGTGGATTCTGATCAACGCGACGCCGTATGCCTTCGCCCTGCCGACCAACAAGCGCTGGGCGCCATTCGGTAGTGGCGGACAGGGCGGCACCGCGACCACGACCGGCGAACTGCGCAACGTCAACCTGAACAATCTGCCGCGCCAGTCGTACTTCTTCTCGACTGGCAGCAGCGGAAGCCTGACGGTCAAGGCTGTGGATGGCGCGAGCCAGACGAGCTTCGCCTCGGTGGCGCAAGTTGCCGGACCCGACACGACTCCGCCGCCGCCGAGCGAAGGCCTGCTGTACGACTTCTCGACATTCAACTGCACGCCTGGCGTGCTGACGCCGACGACGCTGGACGCGGTCGGCTTCAAGCACAGCCGGCACAACGGCAAGATCGAGTGCAGCACCGAGCACGCCCGCGGCACCGGCAAGACTTCCCTGAAGCTCACGCTGAAGGCACCGGACTGCTACACCACCTCTGGCGGTGCGAACCCGAACTGCTACGGCACGACCCGCGAGGAGATCTATCCGAACGGCAAGGTCGTCGCGGCCGGCTCCGGTGCGCAAGGCACTCAGTGCAGCAATGACCCGACCCACTTGCGCTGCGTGGGCAACGGGGACGTTGTCGCGATCCACAACGGTGGTGACCTGTGGATGGGCTTCTCCGTCTACCTGACCGAGATCGCGCCGAACGCTGGCGCGGTACTGCTGCAGCTCCAGCAGGGTGGGGATTCGCCTTGCGGGTGGGGACAGCCGATGTGGGCTCACTCGATCAACGCCGGTGGGTTGAACTGGCGCTCGTTCCACCGTCCGTGGGAGACGACCGACGTCTGCGACGACGCCGATCACTTCGGCAGCTTCCAGCAGATCCAGGGCACGTTCGGCTCGATCAACCTCAACGAGTGGACGGACTTCGTCTACCACTTCGTGTTCGACCCATCGGCGCCGCCGAACATCGGCAGCTACACGGTGTGGCAGAACGGTGTGCAGGTCCTGCAGCGTACCAACGTCCAGTTCGGCTACAACATCAACGGCACCAGCATGGACGACATGCTGATCAAGAACGGGTTCTACCACTGGAACCCGAACATCATCGGCCACTACATCGGCTACTTCGGCGAGTACCGCACCGCGCTGCCGGGTGAGGGCAGTTACGAGCTGGTGGCGCCGCGCGGCACGGGCAAGTACTGATGCCCAGCCTGTCGAAACTGCTGCTGAGCGCAGTCCTGCTCGGTGCGCCCGCGGTGTGGGCAGCGGACCCGGCCATCGTGGGGACGCCTGGCGTCGACCACGACAACGCCGCCAGTGTGACTCCCGACAACGGCGCCACCTCGGCTGCCGGCGACACGCAGCTCGTCTACGGAGCTGCGCGCCCGAACGCATCGCGCGTCATCGCTGTGGATGGCAGCCACACGCTGGTGAACCAGCGGCCGAACTCGACCACCACGGGCGCGACCTACGCGCACGCCATGTGGTCGAAGTCCGCCGGTGTGGCGGTCGCCGATCCTACGGTGAGCTGTACCGGTTGCACCTCAGGCGACACGGTATCGGCCATTGCCACGGTGGTTTCGGGCCTCGACGTCGGTGGCACGCTCGTGCATGCGGTGAACGATGGGACCAACTCGTCCACAACCAGCGGTTCGGATCAGGTCGCCAACACGCCGGGACTGACGATCACGAACGACCGCACCTTCATCGTCATGAACTGCCATTTCCCTGGCACGAGCACCGGAGTGTCGTACAGCGTCGCCGGGTTCACTTCGACGCTCGCCGGCGGGGCGGGCTCAACAACCCTCGGCAACGACATGACGGTGGCCCAGTTCACCAAGTATCAAGCCGTCGCTGCGAATCTTCCGGCCGGGACCATCACTTATCAGGGCGCGGGCAGCCCACTGCTGTCGGCCTGCATCGTGCAGGCATTCAACGCAGCGCCGATCCCTCCGGACTTCTCGGGAACGATTCCGACGCAGGCCCTCACCAAGGGCACTGCCATGACGACGCTGAATACCGCGTCGTACTTCACGGGGTCGCCGACGAGCTATGCCATCGGAAGTTGCACGTTGCCTGGCGGCCTGTCGTTCAACACCAGCACCGGTGCGCTCACCGGCACGCCGACGACCCCGGTGGGCGCCACGGGGTGCGTAGTCACAGCGACCAACGGTGCAGGCAGCGACGTCAGCAACGCCTTCAACATCACGATCGCGGCGCCTGCCGACAAGCTGTTCCTTACGCTGGGGTCGATCAGCAACCCATCGTGGATCATCGACTGGAACGCCGACCCGGACAATACGGACATTGCCGTCGGCGACATCCTCGAGGTGCCGACCATCACGTGGCCATCTTCGTACGCGCTGAACTGGTATTCGGGCGGACGCTTCTGCTACCCGTGGAACGGCACGCTGTGCACCGGCGGCGATGAGTCGCGACAGCTGATCCAGTTCGATCACTGGCGAACTGCCACGAGCGCGTGGACGGTCGCTGACGACAAGGTTTGGGTGGACGATCCGGGCATAAGGTGTGACTTCGAGGCCTATCCGGTCATCAAGGGTTACAAGATCGGCACGGCCCAAGACTTGATCGACTACGGCGGCACTCCGGAGGATCCGGTGTGCCGGCATCTCCTGGGCGATGCGCTGACGCTCACAACTGCGAGCGGCACTCCGCCGGCCGGCGTAGGAATTACCGGCCTGGTGCAGGACGAGGACGGCACGAGCACGGAGAACGAGGCGGGTGCTGCACTCACGATGCGCCTGACGTCGAACGTGTCCGGCATCGAGTTGGACGTGCCGAGCATCCTGTATCCCCTCAACACACTGACGCGTCCGAACTGTCTGGCATCGTCCATGACCGGGGCGGACTGCGCGCTGCTCGCGCCCTGGCTGAACACGCAGGCGACGTTCTCCTGCCGACGCCTGACGCCGCAAGACCGCGTCGTCGCGCAGGCCCAGGCTGCCGGTGACGAAGCCGAACCTTTCAGCGACTTCGACATCACGGTCGCCAAGCACTGCCCATACCTCGACGGGGTGATCCAGTGATTGAAGTGCCACTCGACGGCCAGCTCTCGCGCACGGTCATCTTCCAGAACCCTGACCTCAGCGGGGAACTGCTGGATCCGACCGGCGATGTCGATTACTGGATCTACGGTCCGGGCAACGCCGCGGCCATCAAGACAGGTACGCTCACGAAAAACACCGCCGACGGGGATGACGGGATTTTCTTCCTGAACATTCCAGCTTCTGCGGCCAATGGGTTCGCTGCTGGCAGCATGTATACGCTCATGGTCGGAGCGCAGGTCGGCATCGGTGCGTACCGACGCGAAGTGCTGGACACGATTCGCGTCATCGCTGCGGCCCCGCCGACGGCCGCCGATGTTGCGACCGCAGTGTGGGGCGCTGTCGCGCGCACGCTCACGGCGAACCCGGGCCTTGATGCAGCGGGTGTACGCGCTGCAGTGGGCTTGGCCGCGGCGAACACCGACACGCAGCTCGCGGCCATCGGCGGCAAGACTGCCGGCCTTCCGGCCGATACGGCCGCGGTACTGGCGGCGATCCTCGAAGACACGGCTGTCATCGGTGCGCTGGGCGCAGGCCTCAGCAACGTGCCGTGGAATACGGCGTGGGCCGCGCCGATCAAGGCGCAGATCGATGCGGCGCTGGCAACGGACGTGATTGCAGACTCGGTGCCTGCGGTCGGCGCTCGGCCGACGGTGAAGCAGGCTCTCTACGTGCTCGTGCAGTTCATGCTGGAGCGTGCTCGCGAGGGCACCACCATGACCGTGTACAAGCCCGACGGCGAGACGCCGCTCATGACCCTCACCATGGACGACGGGGGCAATCCGACCGCGATCGGCAGGGCGACGTAGTGTCGAGCGCGCTGATTACGCTGGGCCTGGGCGAGGCCGACGCGGGCAAGTCGCTGTTGCTGTTCGGTCTGGCACCCGATACACCCGACTCGCCTTATGTGCCTGCAACCGACGTGGTCGGGTTGGGCAAGGACGCTGCAATAGCAGCGGTCATCGCCGATGGCTTCGTTCCGAACCCACGCGAGGACTACTCGTCCGTCGTTGCCAAGGGTGTGGTCATCAGGCAGTTCCCGCATGCGGGCGTGGACACGTCGCCCGGCGCAATGATCGCGTTCTGGGTGTCGCTGGGCCCGCCTGCCGAGGTGATCGTGTCCGACGCTCCGGAGAGGGAGTTCACCGTCCGCAGCGTTGGAAAGGTGCGGTGGTGATCGACACGCGTATCGATGCCAGCGCTCTCGTGCGGCGCATGACTGAGCTGGAGAAGCGGCAGCTCCCTTTCGCCTTGGCCCAGGCGTTGAACGATACTGCGTTCGAAGTTCGGCAGGGTTGGCAGGACGAGATGTCGCGTGTGTTCGATCGGCCGACGCCGACGACGCTGCGGGCGGTGGTCTACGAGAAGGCGACCAAGGAGACGCTGGTTGCACAGGTCGCCCTGAAGGGATCGCCTGGTGTTGGCAAGTTTGTGGACCCGCGGTTCGGGACACCGGCCTACGCCAGTGACTTTGCCGGCTTCCAGATCCCACCCGTGAAGTACCTGCAGTGGCAGGTCCGGGGCGGAGCGCGCCGGCCGAAGCGCAGCGAGGTGCTGCTGCGTAACGCACATGTCATTGGGCCAAACGATTTCATCGTGCCCAGCATTACCGCTGATCTCGATGAGTTCGGAGGACTGAAGCGCGGCGTCATTCAAACCGTGCTGTCGGACCTGCAGGCTACGTTCGATCCCTTAGCGCGGAGCACCTCGGAAAGTCGCCGCAAGCGCTCACGGCGCAAGGACGTGAGCAGGCGCGCGCGGTACTTCGTCGGTGGCAAGGGCAGAGCCAAACACTTACCGAGAGGCATCTTCGAGTCGGTGCGTACAGCGTCCGGGTGGATGCTCAACATGGTGATGGCCATCGTGCGCCAGCCGCAGTATCAGCCGACCTACGACGTCTTCTCGATGGCGCAGCGAATCTGGGATCAGCGCTTTCCCGCCAACTTCGCAGCGCACATGAAGCGCGCGATGAGGTCGGCGCGATGATGGGAAATGTGCCCAGTCAGTTACTGACCGGCAACGCACGAACTTGGTGCGCAGTTATTGCCGATGCAGGAAGTCCGGGGGCCCCTGAGTGCTGCGGCGCCACCACGGGTAATTCGGACCCCGGTTTCTCACAGATTTCGGGGCTCTAGGTGCTCCACCACAGTTGCTGTTCTGACAGGGATTTCTCGGGGAATCCCGTTGGGCAGGCTGAGCACGGGCAATGCGATGGGCGAAGTTACGACATTCCAGGCGGGATGGTCCATCTCCCGCCTCGCGGATGAGTTCGGACTCGACCGCCGAACCGTAGCCAAGCGGCTGCGAGACGCGCACGTGCAGCCGTGCGGGAAGCGCGGTGGCAGCGATGTATACCGTCTCGCCGACGCGGCGCCGGCGCTTGTCGATCGCGCGCTCGCGGATCCGGAACAGCAGCAGAAGAATCCGCGCGACCTCCCGCCGATGGAGCGTCGCGCGTTCTACCAGTCGGAGAACGAGCGCCTCAAGGTCGAGGTGTCGACGGGTGCGCTGATCCCTGCGCCCGAGGTTGAGGCCGACTACGCCGCGCTTGTGAAGGTCGTCGCGCAGTTCTTCGACACGCTGCCCGACGTGCTGGAGCGCGATGCGGGACTGACCGGTGAGCAGGTCGAGCGCGTGCAAGAGGCCTGCGATCGGGTTCGCCAGGCGATATACGAGAAGGTCGTCAGCGACGATGTACGCGACAGCGGGTGAGGTTCGGCGGGATACCGCCGAGATGCTCCGCCCGCCGCGGCGGCTGCGAGTAAGCGAGGGCGCTGCGGTCCTGCAGATTGCCAACCCGTCAGGCAGCTTCGGGCCCTGGTCGCCGGACGTCACGCCGTACATGGTTGAGCCGCTCGACCTTACGGCGAGCCGCCGATACGAAGCGATCGTGTTCGTCGGGCCGGCACGCTCCGGCAAGACGGTTTCACTCGTCGATGGCCGCCTGGCGTACACGGTGACCTGCGATCCGGCTGACACGATGATCGTGCAGACGAATCAGACCGAGGCCGAGAAGTTCAGCAAGCTGCGGATCGCACGCGCCATCAAGGCGAGCCCCGAACTGCTGTCGCGGATAAGTCCACGTGCGCACGATGACAACGTGCTGCTGAAGTTCTTCCGCAGCGGCATGAGCCTGCAGTTCGGCTGGCCATCTCTGTCGGTCGCGTCGGGCAAGGACCTGCGTGTGGTCCTGATGACCGATGTCGACAACTTCACCGGCGACATGTCGATCGATGAGGCCTTCGGGATGTTCCTGAAGCGCATTCAGACCTTCATGTCCGCCGGCATCCTGGTGGCCGAGAGCTCTCCGGCGCGCGACTACGCGGACGGGAAGTGGCGCGCCTCGAGCGCGCACGCGGCGCCGCCGGCGCCGGGCATCGCTTCGCTCTACATGCGCGGCGATCGGCGGCGATGGTATTGGCCGTGTCCCGAGTGCAAGCAGTACTTCCAGGCGGCGCCCGGTCTGGACGGGTTTCAGCTGCCGCCGTGGAAGGAACTGCTGGAGCGCGTAGTGGCTGAGGACGTGCTCGTGATGGCACGCAAGTTCGCGCTCCTGTTCTGTCCGCACTGCTCGGTTGGCCTGGAGCATCGATGGAAGCGGCAGATGAATCGGGCTGGCCGCTGGGCCGGAGATGGACAGGCTGTGAATGAAGACGGAACAGTCTCCGGCAAGTTGGTGGAGTCGAGCACGGCGAGCTTCTGGCTCGGCGGTGTTGCCGCGGCATACCAGACTTGGACGTCGCTGGTGGAGCGACACCTGCAGGCGGTGCGGACCTTCGCCATGACTGGCGAGGAGAAGCCACTGCGCACGACGACGAACATCGACCAGGCTCTCCCATACCTGCCGATGGCAGCTCGCTCGGAAGGCGATCCGACAGGACTTGAGGCGCGCGCAGAGCAGTGGGCACCGGGCACCGTGCCGGAGGGCGTGCGCTTCCTCACCGGCCAGGTGGACGTGCAGGCGAACCGCTTCGTCGTGCTGATTTACGGCTGGGGTCCATCGCCGATCGGCGGCCTCGAGCGCTGGGTGGTGGACTGGTTCAGCCTGAAGTCCTCCCGGCGCGAGGATGGCCATGGCGGCTACTTCCCGCTGGATCCGCCGAAGTACATCGAGGACTGGGACCGGCTGATCGAGAAGGTCATCACACGGCGCTATGCGTTGTGTGACCACTCCGGCCGGACGCTGCCGGTGCGCGCCGCCGCCATCGATTGGGGCGGTAAGTCCGGCACGTCACAGCGCGCCCTGGAGTTCTGGCGGAAGCTGCGCGCGCAGCGCCTGCACTGGCGAGTCCGTCTCACCAAGGGCGATGGCCGCGCGGGCACGCCACTGATTCGCGAGACGAACCCCGACGCGCGTAAGCGCGAGGATCGCAAGTCAGGGGCGATCGGCGACGTGCCGCAGCTGCTGATGAACGTCAACCGGATCAAGGACACGGTCGGCGCGAACATCGCGCGTGAGGACCGCGGCCCCGGCTTCTTTCACTTTCCGTCCTGGCTGCCGACTGCGTTCTACGAAGAGCTCACGGCGGAAACCCGGACCGACAACGGATGGGTGAATCTCGCTCATCGGCGCAACGAAGCACTCGACCTCACGGTGCAGGCAGACGCGCTGTCGCTGTGGCTGCGCTTCGGATCGATCAACTGGTCTTCGCCGCCCACATGGGCCGCGGAGTGGGACAAGAACCCCGAGGTGCTGCTAGGCGAGGAATCGCCGAAGCCCGCCCCTCGGCCGACGCGGCGCCGCGTGGTGCGCAGCAAGTACCTGAGGGGATGATGGCGATCACGCAGGCCGATATCGACAAGCTCAACAGGGCTATCTTGAGCGGTCACCGCTCCGTGCAGTACCGGGATCGAACGGTCTCCTACCAAAGCACGCAGGACATGATCGAGGCGCGCGACCGGTTCCAGAAGGAACTCGATGCCTCGCAGGGCAAGCGCCGGCGCCGCACGTTCCGCGCATACCAGTCCGGAAGCGGCTACTGATGTCCGACGGATTCACGCTGCCGGCTGCGTCCGCCCAGAACCCGGACTATCGCGCCGGCAGCGTCGGTCGGAGGTTGCGCACGTGGCGGGTCGGATCGCCCGGTCCGAACACGGTCAACGTCACTTCGCTGGGCACGATTCGCAACCGTGCGCGCGACGCGGCGCGGAATGACCCGTGGGCGGGCGCGCTCCTGGACCGGTTGGACTCGAACGGTATCGGCGTCGGCATCCAGGCAAAGATGGTCAATGGCGACGCGGACCTGAAAAAGCAGGTGAGCGCGCTCTGGAATGCATCGTGGTCGGAGCTCGATGCCGATGGCGTGCTGGACTTCGGAGGGCTGCAATACCTCGCGTGGCATGAATGGGCCGAGGTGGGTGAAGTGTTCGCGCGCCTGCGTCCACGCCGGGAGTCGGACGGCCTGCAGGTGCCATTGCAGGTGCAGTTGATCGAGGCCGAGCAGTGTCCCGCCGACCTGTACCGACAGTCTCCGAACGGCAACCCGATCCGCGCCGGAATCGAGTTCAATGCGATCGGCAAACGGCTCGCTTACTGGATGTATCCGCATCACCCGGGTGACGGGCATCAGTGGAACGAGAGCAACGAGCTGCGAAGGATTCCGGCTGAGGAGGTGATCCACCTCTATCGGCCGACGCGCGCGGGCCAGCTGCGCGGCATCCCGGATTGGGCCTCGGTCATGGTCCGGATGTTCCACGTGGACAGCCTGGACGACGCGGTGCTTGAGCGGCAGAAGATCGCCAACCTGTTCGCGGGCTTCTACACGCAGACGCCGGGTCCGGAGGATCCGAACAGCCCGAACGAGGGCGCGACGACTGACACGGATGCGGACGGTACGCCGCTGGTCGGGCTGGAGCCGGGCACGATGCAGGAACTGCCACCGGGCATGGAGGCGCATTTTTCGCAGCCGCCGGCACCTGGCAACGACTACGGCGATTTCCTGAGAGGGCACCTGCAGGCGATTGCGGCGCGCGTGGGCGTGCCCTACGAAGTGCTGACGGGCGACCTGCGCAACGTCTCTGACCGGGCGCTTCGCCTGATCCTGAACGAGTTCCGTCGCGGGCTCGAGATGCGCCAATGGCTCTTCTTCATCCCGCAGTTCTGCCAGCGAATCAGGATCGCCTGGTTCGATCGGGCCGTCCTTTCGAGCGCGCTCGACGTGGCCGACTATGCCACGCAGCGCGCTGAGCTAACGCAAACGCTGTGGGTGCCGCAGGGATGGCCATACAGCCACCCGGTGCAGGACGTTGCCTCGGACGTAAAGGCGATTCGCGCAGGCCTGCAGAGCCGCAGTTCCACGATCCTCGGTCGCGGCGACGATCCAGAGCAGGTGGATGCGGAGATCGCAGAGGACGACAAGCGTGCGGAAGGCTACGGCCTGGTGCTCGAAAGCAACGCCAAACATGTCAGCAACGCCGGCGTTACGCAGGCGCGACCCGAGGGCACGACGCTGCCCAATGGCGACAGCGTCGCCAACACAGACGAGGAGTGATGATGCTCAACAAGTTGAAGGTGCTGTCGCGACTCTTCGGACGTACCGAGAGTCCCCTGGTCGCGCGGCTGTATAGCCACGCCTTCCATCGGCCACTGTTCGTCGAGCCCCGCATGGGCGAGGCGTTGATCAGCGCTTATCTCTCCGGCTCTGCGGAAGCGCCAGGTCCGGTGAGCCAGTCGGCGCCGACCGACAGCGGTGTGGTCGCGGTCCTGAACGTATCTGGTGGGCTGACGTCCCGGCCGGAGCCAGGAATCTGCGGCGATGGCCCCGCCAGTTATGAGGCCATCGGAGCTGCATTTGACGAGGCGATGGCCGACCCGCGGGTCAGTGCGGTCGTACTTCGCATCGATTCTCCGGGTGGCGTTGCCGCGAATCTCTTCGACCTTACGGACCGGATCCATGCCTCGCGCGGGCAGAAGCCAATCCATGCGGTCGTCGACGACTACGCATTTTCTGCGGCGTACGCGATCGCCGCCGCGGCCGATCAGATCTGGGTCTCGCGCACCGGAGGTGTCGGGTCCGTGGGAGTGGTCGCATACCACTTCGACCAGAGCGCCTACGACGAGAAGATCGGCGTGAAGGTCACGCCGATATATGCCGGCGCCCGGAAGATCGACTTCAGCCCGCACTTCGCGCTGTCGGAGGATGCGCTGGCGCGGGAACAGGTGGAGGTGAATCGGCTGTACGAACTCTTCGCTGGGTCCGTGGCGCGATATCGCGGTCTCGAGCTCGATGCAGTGATGGGAACCGAGGCCGGTATTTTCTATGGTCAGGCAGCAGTCGCGGCGCGCTTCGCCGACCGCGTCGGCACGCTGCGCGATGCACTGGCCGCGCTGAGTGCAGGTCCCGTCGAGACCCCGCCGGCGCCGGCTCCCAGCGAGAACGACGATGCCGACGAGGCGGAGGACGCGAAGCTGGCAGACGCCGCGGCCATGGTCGCGGCCCTGAACAACTCCCGGTTGCCGGCGCAGTTGGTGGCCGTACTCCTGAAGCAGGAGGTCACCGCGTCGGATGTCGGGCCGCGCATCGAACACGCACAGCAGGTGCTTGATCTTTGCATCGCCGCCCGACTGGAGACCTGTGCGGAGGGGATGGTCGCCGCGCATACGCCCATCGAGTCCGTGAGGGCGCAGCTGCTCGAGGCCACGGCTAGCACCGGGCCCGAACTGGTTACGACCCTACCCGCGGCGGGTGCCGCATACAAACAAGCCGCGGACCGGCTTGATCCCACGTCGATCTATACGAAGCGAGGTAATTGAAATGACGATCAAGACCGAAGGTGTCCACACCGGGGAATTTCTCCTTCGGGAACTGGACAATCTGTTCAGCCGCGAGGTGATCGTGGTGCCCGAGGGCGAAGGCAAGCTGCCGGCTGGCACGCTGCTCAATGCCGACAACGAGAAGGTTGCTGGCGCCGCCGCGGACACTGCCGTGAAGGTCCTGTACGAGGCGGTGGATGCCACGGACGAGGACGTCAAGGCTGTCGCCGTCGCGCGCGGCGCGGTGGTGTTCGGCGAGAAGCTGAACCTCACCGGGTACAGCGCGGACCAGAAGCTGCTGGCGGCACTGACCCTGAAGGACCTGGACATCATCGTGCGCTGGCAGGAAGAGCCGATTCCCAGCGGCCAGGCGGCGAAGGTGGTGTTCGTCGAGTGGCCGGCCACCGGCAACGCCGGCGAGGATGCGGGAGGTGTGGTCGCACACGTGCAGACGCTGCTCGGGCAGCTCGTGAACGGCGACAACACGACCTCGGTCACGCTGACGAAGAAGTCCGGCACCGGCGGTGCGGGCACGATCACTGGCGGCGGCGCCGCAGTGGCGGCGGGAGGCGTGGTGACGTGGCCTGCACTGACCTTCAGCGCGGCCGGTACCTACCAGCTGACCATCGCCGCGTCGGGCCTCACCGGCGCCGACTCGCCCGCGATCGAGATCGCGGCCTAACCCTCCCTCAACCCAACCGGTAAGGCCCGCCTCGTGCGGGCCTTTTTCGTTTCTACGGCTCGCCGTGTCGAGCCTCTACTCACGGAGCGACTCAAATGCTTGACGTTTTCAACGGCGACGCCTTCTCGCTGCAGACCCTGACGGCGAAGATCAACGATCTTCCCCACAAGCCAGGCCGCCTCGGGGCGCTCGGGCTGTTCCAGGAAGAGGGCATCACGACCACCTACCTCGATATCGAGGTGGAGAAGTCGGCGTTCACGCTGGTCCCGTCCCGCCCTCGCGGCGCGCCCGGCCAGCCGAAGGGTGGCAACCAGCGCTCGCTGATCGCGCTGAAGACCACGCACCTGCCGCAGACGTCCACCGTCTTGGCCGATCAGGTGCAGGGCGTGCGGCGCTTCGGCTCGGAGGATCAGACCGAGGGTGTGCAGGCGGTCGTGAACCAGCGCCTCGGCAAGCTGCGAGGCGACTTGGACGTGACCATCGAGTACCAGCGCATCGGGGCTGTGAAGGGCCAGGTGCTCGATGCCGATGGCTCGGTGCTGCTGGATCTCTTCACGACGTTCGGCGTCACCCAGCAGGAAGCCATCGTCCAATTCGGCAATGACACTGCGAAGATCCTGCCGAAGGTGACCGATGCAATCCGCCTCTCGGAGGATCACCTGGGCGGCGTGCCGGTATCCGGTTACATGGCGCTGACGGGTCGCGGATTCTGGAACGCGATGATGGGCAACGCCGAGATTCGCCAGACCTACCTGAACTGGTCGAGCAATGAAGTGCTCCGCCGCGACAACCGGGCCGGCTTCCTGTGGGGCGACGTGAACTGGAGCGAGTACCGCGGGAAGGTGGGCAATGCCTCCTTCGTCGAGGACAACTTCGCCTACCTGGTGCCGCTGGGCGTGAGCGACCTCTTCATCACGCGCTTCGCACCGGCGGATTACGTCGAGACCGTGAACACGGTCGGTCTGCCGTACTACGCCAAGACCGAGCCGATGAAGTTCGGCAAGGGCGTGGAGATCGAGTCGCAGTCGAACCCGATCAACCTCTGCACCCGGCCGCGGGCGGTCATCAAGCTGAAGCTGTCCTGATCGATGGGACAGGCTGACGCTCTGCGTGCGCTCGACGCAGAGATTCTCGATGGCCTGCAAGCCGCGGGTCTGGCCGATGAAGCGGTGTACACGCCGCCCATCGGCTCGCCCGTGCCGTGCAATGTGTACGTCGACGATGGCGTTGAGTCCTTGGGCGAGGACTCGGCCGTGGTCGTCGGACCGACGCCGACCGTCAGCCTGTTCCGGACGGAGGTTCCAACGCCGGTGGGTGGCGCCACGGTGACCATCGGCACCCGCGTCCTGCGGCTTGACCGCTTGGTCGAGCAGGACGCCTCCATGACCGTATGGACAGCCACCGATGGCTGATCCTCCGAGTTGGAAGCTGCTGCAGGCGATGGAAACTCGCCTGCAGACGATCAGCGTCGCGAACGGCTACCACACTGATGCCGGTGCGACGGTGACGCTGGAGCCGGCGCCGGAGTGGGAAGAAGGCCGCGACTACTACGTCGCTCCAGTGCTCGATACCGTCGGGCGGTCCGCGTCGCCGGCACGCCGGCCGCGCGACGCCAGAGCAGCGACGGTTGCGGTTCTGGCGATGGTGAAAGTCTCGCGTGCAGACGCCCAGTCGCTGCTCCACAAACTGCTCTTCGACCTCGACAAGGCGTTCCCTTCGGAACAGCCAGCCATGGCGCAGGTGCAAGGCGGAACGCGGTACCCGCGATATCTCAGCACCGAAGTGCTCCCACGCAAGGAAGGGAGCAAGTGGATTGGCGCGCTCGTGCGCTTCGAGTCCGACTACCTCATCTGACCTGCCGCCACTGGCGGCATTCGTTCATACACGGAGAAAACCATGCTTCAGGACTACAGCTATCTCGGCAGCGGAATGATCTGGTTGCGCGTGAAGGGCGCCGCCGCGCCTCTGCTCGAGGTCGGCAACTGCTCGGCCTTGAGCTTCAACATCACCGAGGAGCCGAAGGAACTGAAGGACTTCACCAAGCCCGGCGGCGGAACCTACACGGAAGTGCGGCGCATCGGCTCTGTCGAAATGAGCATCACAGCGCACGACATGTCGCCACAGAATCTCGCGATCGCGCACTACGGTACGGCGTCAACTGTCGTCACGGGACCGGTTACCGGCGAGCTGCACACGCTCTATCGCGGCGGCCTCGTGCCGCTGGTGAACATTCCCACGAGCGCCGCCCGGACGGTGGAGATGGTCAATGGCGCAGCGGCGGTCGCGCGCGCGAACGAAACCGTCGTGGCGCTCAACGCGTACCTGAAGCCGGTGGCCCCGAACGGCTTCTACTACAAGGTGACGACCGCAGGCACCACTGACGACACGCCGCCCGCGTTCCCGACGACGCCTGGTCTGACGGTGACCGACGGCACGGCAGTCCTGACCTGCATGGGGCGGATCGAGCTCACGGGCGCCGACTTCAGTGCTACGCCTGCCGGCCTGCGCATCCTGGACGATGCTGCAGTCACCGACGGCGAGCAGGCGGGGATCGACTACACGAAGGCCAACTCGGACGTTGTGGAGGCTTTGACGAAAAGCGGACAGGAGTACGAACTCGTGTTCGAAGGGCTGAACGAGGCGCGTAGCGGCAAAGCGGTGGTGGTGGTCGTACACCGCGGAAAGATCGGTGCCGCGCAGCAGACACAATTGATCGGCGAGGAGTTCGTCGCGCTGACGATGACGGGGAAGGTACTCAAAGACACGTCCATCGTCGGCGAGGGCCTCTCGCAGTACTTCGTCTCGAAGCTGGCAGCCTGATGCTGGACACGATCGTCGGGGGGCGCATGTACGCACCCATCAATCTGGATCGCCGCACCGTGCTCCTCGATCACTACCTCCAGCGCATCATCTCGGCATCCGGCGTCGACAAGTTGCTGCCGGAGCAGGGCGAACTGAACGACGAGTACTTGCGGCGCCTGCACGGGCACCTGCTCTCATCGGGGAAGGCCTGCGATCTGCTGGGTGGCTACCTGCTGCCGTCCGGCATCACGGAGCGCACGTGGACCGAAGAGGTGGCGGCCGACACCGCGCAGCACCTGGGTAAGTGTGACACGGCCGTGGATCGCGAGCTCGTGGACATGCTCATCATGGAGTGCGTGCTGGGTTTTTTTCAGCAGCGGATCGCCTCGTTCATGAATTTCCTGAACTCTTCGGGGAATCAGGCGATCCCGGAAAGCCAGACCGCGGCGCACTGAACCTGCACCCATGGACTTCAGCCGTGCGGATAGTGGCCGCGTTCGACTGCGACGTGGCAGAGCGGGTCGCCCGTTGGCCGCTGCGAGAGATGCTGTTGGCGCTGCTGGATCGTATGCGTGACCGTGCCTCAGAGGTCTATGGCGATCAGGTGATGATCTATACGCTGCGCGCGCCGCACCTGAAGAGCCCGGAAGCCCCGCCCAAAGTGCCGGAGATCTTGAAGTGAGCACGCCGGACGTCCGCGTACGGTTCTCTCCGGAGGGCATCAGCCAGGTCATCGACGGGATCAGGCGCATGCGCGCCGAGGGTGATCGCGCCGACAAGTCGTCGAAGACATGGACGACCTCGATAGGGGTGCTACGCGGCAGCTTGGGTGCGCTGGGTATTGCCACCTCGATCAGCGGCGTCGTGGCCTTCGGCAAGGCCGCGGTGCTCTCCGCGAAGCAGACCGTGGACGCGGCCAAGACTCTCCGCGTCTCAACTGAGGAATACAGTCGGCTGGAGTACGCCGCCCGTTCCGCGCAGATCGGTACAGCCGACTTCGCCTCTGGCTTAGAGCGGTACCAGACGCTGCTTTCGCGCGCGATCACCGACCCAAGTAGCGAGGCTTCGCGGGCCTTCACGCAACTCGGTCTCTCGGCAAAGGACTTGCAGCGTCTCGGGCTCGCCGACCAGATCAAGACCATTGCGGATCGGATTGCGGCTCTGGGTAGCCCGACGGATCAGATCAGGGCGTCGGTCGACATCTTTAGTCGCTCAATCGGCCCGCAGTTGGCGCGCGTGCTTGCTGGCGGTGGCGCGGCCTTCGATCGCTTCGCGGACCAGTCCGACAGGGCTGGTTACACGCTCAAGACGAACACGGCAGAGCAGATCGATCGAACCACCGAGAAGATCGAGCGACTAAAGACAGTCCTGACCTCCATGACCCGAAGAGGGCTGGCCGGCCTTGCGGATATTGTGGCGCCGATCACGCCGACGGCGCTGGAGCAGCTCGCCGACGCCACGGCGACGCTCTCGCGCCTACGATCTCTGGCCGCCCAGACACCGGAGCAACGGGGGAATCGAGGCGTTGGGGTTGATTTTTCTCCGGAGAATATCCGGCGGCTTGAGCAGCGCGTCGCCGAGTTGCGCAAGGAGGCGGGTGTCGGTCCGCGCGGCGGTACCGGTGCCGGGCGGCAGTTCGGGGCCACGTTGCCGGTCGACGACGCGGACGCCGACAAGGCCGCGAAGGCAGCGACCGAACGCGCCCGCGCGGCCATCGAGAACCAGCTGCGCATTACCCAAGAAGGGTTCAACGCACAAGCCGCTGCCGACAAGCGCGCCTACGAGCAAGGACTGGTCAGCCTCACGGCTTACTACGAGCGCCGACGGGCAGCGGTCGAGGCTGGTCGCGACGCTGAGGTAGCCGCCGCTCAGGCGCAGATTGCCGTCGTCCAGGGGACGCCGCCAGAGGACGAGGCGGCCAAGGCCGCGCAGGCGCGCGAAGTCGAGAAGCTGCGCGCGGATATCACGCTCGCGCGTGCCAAGGCAGAACGCGAGCTCGCCGACCTGCGTGGTGAGGAAGTCCAGCAGCAGAAGCAACTCGCCAATGAGCAGGCTGATCTGTATGCCCGGCTCGGGGATCTGGAGGGCAACCGCCACGCGCTGTTCGAGCGCAACCTCGAGGAAGAGATACAGGCGCTGCGTGAGTTGCTCACGCGCGCCGGCGCAGGCGCGGAGGAGATCGCCGCTGCCGCCGAACGCCTGCGGCGGGCACGGACGGCGAATTTCGACTTCGACCAGTCGAGGACTACCGGGCAGTCCCAGCTCGCGGCCTTCGATCGCGACGCGGCGCAGATCCGGCGCGATCAGGAAGCGGGCATCATCACGCAACTGGAAGGCGAAAATCGCCTCATCGCTCTCCAGCGCCAGCGGCTCACGGTGTTGCAGCAGATGGCGGACGCCATGCTGCGCGCCGCCGCCGCGACTGGCGACCCGGCGAACGTCGAGCAGGCGCGCCAGTACGCTGACTCGGTCGCGGAGATCGTGGCGAGTTTCCGAGCAGCGACGGACGTGATCGGCCAATTCCGCCAGGGCGCCGAGACAGGTCTGCGCGATGCGTTCCGTGGACTGGCCGACGATGCCACGCTGGGTCGTATCAAGAGCCTCGGAGACGCGTTCTGGACGCTCGCCGGCCGCATCGGCCAGGCGCTGTCGCGCATCGCCGCCGATTTGATCTCGCGGCAACTGACGGCCGCTGTTCAGCGGTTCATGAGCGGCTTCTCTGGCAAGGGAGGGTTCCTCGGCTTCCTGGGCGGCGTCTTCGGTGGCGCTAAGAATGGCGGCGAGCTCCAGAAACTGGCGGGCGGCGGCGCGGTGGATGCGCGGCCTGGTGGGCAGGTCTTCGGGCCGGGCACACCGACGAGCGACGACGTGCTGCTGTGGGGTTCGCGAAAGGAGTTCATGGTGCGGGCCGCGGCCGCGCAGCAGCCCGGCGGACTCTCGCTGTTGCACGCCATCAACTCGGGCCGTATCACGGCCGAGACGATTCGCCGCGCGCTGCGCATCCAGAACGTCCACCTGCCGCGCTTCGCCGCCGGCGGAGCGCTGTCGGGCCAGCAGCCGCAGCTCGCGGCCGCTGCGCCCGGCGGTGGCAACACGGTGCACGTGCATCTGCACGGTGTCGGAGAGAGGGGAATCGGCAGGCAGTCACTGCAGCAGATTCAGGGCGCCGTAGTGCGCGGCCTTGCCATCGCAGCGAAGCGGGAATAGTCGATGGCCACCGAGATCTTCCCCAGGCCTGTCGACCGGGTACAGCCGCACTTCGATGTCGGCATCGTGCGCCGGTCCAGGTTCCGGGAGAAGCGCAACGCCCGCGCGTCGACAGCCTACCGCCGGTTCATTTTTCACGCCGAACACGAGGACCCGCACATCTCTGAGGTACTGGAGTTCTGGGAAGCGCACGGCGGCAACGAGATCGCATTTCGGCTGCGCGACTGGACCAACTACCTGTCGTGCCGCCTCGGCGCGCCGCCGACCGCCCTCGATCAGCCGCTGCAGCAGATCGACTCCACCCACTTCCAATTGGTGCGCGTCGCGCGGTATGGCACCAGGACGAGTCAGCCACGCCTGATCGTCAAACCCGAGCTCTCGACCATCGTCATCGCGAACGAGGAGAGCGATCTGGTCGAGGCCGATGACAACTGGTCGCTCGATGAAGAGACCGGAATTCTCACCAAGCTCGGCGGCTTCTCCGGGACGCCGACGAGTTGGGGCGGACAGTACTACTGCAACGTCCGCTTCAACACGGATCCGGACCTGGCTGTCACTTTCGAGTCGGTGCAGTCCATGGACATCGAGATGATTGAGATCCCGTTGGACCCATGACCGCGCACAACCCGGCGTTCCTCGCCGACATGGCGAAGGGCGTGACATCGCTCGCCATCTGTTGGCATGTGCTGGTGCCCGGCCGTCCGGCCCTGCGAGGGACGGACTTCGATCGTGGAATTGCCGTCACGCAGACCGACTCAACGCTGCTCGCCGTGCGGCCGACGCTCGACTTGGCGGGAACCTATTCGAGCTACGCCGGCATCGGTGGGTCTGACATGCGCCACACGAGCGACACGTCGGTATCGAACATGGAGATTCAGGGGGCGGTGGCCGACCCCGAGAGCGAGCTGATCGGCGGCATCACGGTGGCCGATATCGAGTCCGGCCTGCTGAATGGCGCGCGCGCCCACGTGTTCTATCTGAACTGGCGCGCACCGGACGCCTGGCAGAAGACCATCGCGTTCGGAAACTTCGGGCAGTTCAGTCGCGATAGCGATGGCCTGTATCGCACGGAGATCCGCGGGCTACTGCAGCGCCTGTCCCAGAGCGTCGGCGACGCGGCCACCGAGGGTTGCATCGTGCAGCGCTTCGGAGATTCGCGGTGCAAGAAGAACGTCGTGGCCATCACGCGCGCGGGCGTCGTCACCGCGGCGACCAACCGCAAGGCCTTCCAGGTCTCGCTGACGCCGGACACGGCGCCGCCGATCGCCGACTACTTCAAAGGCGGTCGAGTCACCTTCACGAGCGGGGACAACGAGGACTTCGAGTTCGAGGCTGCCGCCGTCGTGGTGGCCGATGGCGTCGCGACGATCTTGCTGTGGGACGAGGCGCCGGCCGACATCGAGGTGGGAGACACGCTGGATCTGGAGCCGCGCTGCAATCGCACGGCGAGCGACTGCAAGATGCATGGCAACTTCGTGAACTTCCAGGGCTACGGTCTCTTCATGGCCGGCGCTGCCGCGTTGATGAAGGGTCCCGTGGACGCCGCGCCGGCGAGCGCAGGCAATCCGTCGGCGCCCGCGTTCGTGCCGAGGCCGGGATATGGCGGCGGGGGCTGACGTCGCTGCCGCTGCTCGCACGCTCATCGGCGTGCGGTGGGTGCATCAAGGCAGATCAGCGGACGGATTGGACTGCCTCGGAATGGTCGACCTCGCTTGTCGCCTGCGGGGGGTTGATCTTCGGCACCACGGGTTTCGCGACCGCACGGACTACGGCCGCGCAGCGTCGCCCGATCTTCTCAAGGGCGTTACCGCTGTCTGCGTCCCGACGCGCGCCGCGGTGGTGGGCGCGTTGGCGCTGTTCCAGTTCCCACACGAGAAATGGCCACGCCATGTCGGGATCGTCGCTGACGGCGGCAATCTGATCCACTGCAACGCGACGCGCGGGCAAGTGGTCGAGCACGGCCTGCGCGCTCAGTGGGCACGTTGGCTTCATTCCGTGTGGCTGCTGCCGGGCGTCCGCTATGGGTAACCTCGTCCAGGCCGTCGGCGCCATTGGAGGCGCCGCCATCGGCTTCGTCGCAGGTGGTGGTCCGGCCGGTGCGGCGTGGGGCTTCCAGATCGGAATGGGCATCGGTTCGCTGATCGCACCCACGCGCTTGCCGACTCAGTACGGCCCACGTCTCGGGGACAACCGCAGCGTCACCAGTGAGCGGGGCCAAGCTGTACCAGAGGTGTACGGTATCGAAGCCGTGGAAGGCTTCGTGATGTGGCTCGCTGAACCGGTCGAACACGAGAAGAAGCAGAAGGTCGGCAAGGGCGCCTCCCAGAAGGCGGTGAGTTACAGCTACACGCAATCGGTAGCCGTCGGCCTGTGCAAGTACATCAGCGACGACGCATGGATCGTGCGCGTTCGCGAGAACGGGCAGTGGGTATACGACGTTCGCCCCCAGCAGCAGGACGAGACAAACGAGGCCTACGCGGCTCGCGTGTCCGCGAGCGCGGCGTACGCCGAGGGCATGGTCGTCCATCGGGGCGACGACGAGCAGCTGCCTGATCCCACGATGGAAGAGGCAGAGGGAGTCGGGAACGTACCTGGCTTCCGCGGGCTGATGTATGTCGTCTTTCCGGACCGACTGCTGCGCGACGATCAAGGCCTGCGCTTGCCGGCGGACTGGCTCTTCGAGATCGCGCCTTCGGAGACGCAGGCCTACACAGAGATCCTCACCTTCGCGGCGGACGGCGAATGGGAACGACCTGACAACCTGTTGGGCCTGCGCGTGCTGCTGATCGGTGGTGGCGCCGCTGGCGCGACTGGCGAGATCTCGGACGCAAACTGGTTGCTGATGTCCGACGGCTCGGATCTGGACGATGATCCAGAGATTCCGGTCCAGATGACGCAGCACGTTTGGGACCCGACAGCGGATGGCGGCGGCGGTGGCGGCGGTGGCGGACGACGTCTCTTCAGCTACACGCCAGAGCAACTCGCAGAGATGCCCGAGACGATGCCGGTGACGGTAGGTCAAGGCGGTGCACCAGCAGCTGCGCAGGTCGGCATCATTGAGCCAGCCACCGCGGGCGCCGCGGGGGGCTATTCCGCGTTCGGACCTTTCGGCGTAGGCGATTCCCTCGCTGTATCTGTGGGCGGCGGCCAGGCGGCGCCGGGCATCCTCGGCGGCGGGTACGGCGGGTCTCCTGTGAGTGGCCCCGCGAACTCGCAGCACCGCGGCGGTACTGGCCGCACAGGCTACGCAGGAACCGTTCCGGAAGATTCAGGAACTGGCCCAGACGGGCGAGAAGGCGCCGGCGGCGGCGGCGGCGGCGGCGGAGTTCTGGGTGCGTCGGCGCTCGCTCCCGCGAGCGTAGTAACCGGTGGCACTTCAGGTGGACGTGGATCGCCGGAATTCACAGCGACGCCCCAAGCGGGCGGCGCCCCGGGCGCGCCAGGCGAGAGCGTCACGGCTCAGGCCAACGTGGACGATTACGTCGCCTCACTCGGGCGCTTTGCGCTCGATCTCATGGAGTGCGGCGGCGGCGGCGGCGGTGGCGAAGGCGACACGGCAGCGGACACTGAACAGGATCCCTCGCCCGGCGATGGCGGCCAAGGCGGCTATCCCGGCGGCGGTGGCGGCGGCGGTGGCGGCGTGTCTCACTGCGGCGCGTTCCTGGGCACCTTCTCCGAGGATGTGTGGGAGGACGCAACCGGTCCCGCAAAGACCAGCAGCTTGGGTGGGCAAGGCG